ATCATCAAACCAACTGCAGAAGCGAGCGAAGCAGCTGAGACATTGGGAATTGATTTTTCGGTGTCTGCTTTACAGTCTAAAGGTTGGATTGGATTTTTGTCGGATATGAGAAATGAGCTGGAAGAAGCATCTCCAAAGTTTGTAGAGTTATCCGATAAAGTCAATGCAGGCACACAAAAGCTGGAAAAAATGAAAGAGGCTGGACAAGATAACACCGAAGAATATAAGAGCCTGAAAAAAGAAGTGGAAGCTACCACAAAGGAAATGGAATCTATAGAACAGGCAAGCGATTCTACGATCGGAGGGTTTGCTACCATGTTCGGATCTGTGGAAGGTCTGAATTCCATCCTGATGCTTACCAGCGAACAAGGAATGGAAGCTTACAATACAGCCATGGAGGAAATGGAGGGGAATACTACAGCCCTAAAGGATGCTTATGA